CTGTTGCTCAGTCTTGTAACTGCGATGCTGCTGTGCATTGCGTTGATGAACCCGCCTATCCCCAATCATGGAAGTAGTGCCATTCCAGGAACAGCAGGACCCCGAACTGAGGCTAGGTGAGGGTCGCTCCCGCACCAGTTCAGATAAGGCTCAGCTGTTTGAGCTGAAAATTTGGTTGCCGGGTCAAGGTGCCATGCGGGATTTGGTGCGGGCGGAGTCGCTCCAGCAGGCGATTGAGTTTGCGCAAAACCGCTACCCGAATTGCAAGGTGGAGGTGCCGACGACGGCGGCGAAAAAACCTAAGCTGGCTCGTGCCAAAAATGGGCCGCGTGAAACGGCCCGCAGGCGTCTCAAACTCGTGGAGAAAAGGAATGAGCCAGCAGATCGCTGACTGGGCACGCCAGTCGTGGGGTGAGGTCATCGTCGACCAAAATCGCGCTGACCTCTTGGATAAGCTCTACTTCTGGGACGGGCGGGACAAAAAAGACCACCCGCTTCACGCCACCTATACCGGGCTGTATCGCAAGTACACCGCCAACTAGGCGGAGTCGCGGTCCATTCCAAACTGATCGGCCAGGTTGTCTGCAGCTTCGCGGATAGCCCAGGCCGATTTTGTGCGTTCCAGCTGATGGAGCGTATTCAAGACAAGGGCGGCTTCGAGGAGGCCGCGATAGTCCTGTTTGTTGAACAGGCCGACTAACCACTGGTCCGTGGCTGCCTTGTGGAAGCTGGACTCGGGGGTGTGCTCGATGGGGCGCATAGCTAGTTTTTGCGAATTCGCATGAACCAGCCTGTGTCGTTGCCTTCGATGAGCCAGCGAGGCAGCCAGTTCTTTCTGGAGTAGGCGATGTTGGCGCCTCCCTTATTGCTGATGTATCCCCCGTTGACCAGATCCGCCTCACCAAAAGGATCTAGATGTATGAAATGCGTCGGGGTGTAACCGGCAACTACGGTCCAGTGGCCGGTTCCACTCGGATTAGATACAGGCCCCCGGTGTAGCCAGCCGACAGGAACTGGATGACCGTTAGCTATTTCAGTCTCTAAGTCCTCAACTGTGCCATCCATCTCGAAGGTGGCGGTTAGTCCCAGTGCTTTGAGGGCAGCAATTTGTGCTTTGGGATCAGTGGTGTCGCCGAAACGAGCGCGTAAAGCGTTGTACTCATAATCTCCGTTTACTTTGCCGTAGTAGCGGGCCACCATCGCGCAGCTGGAGCTAAAGCACTGACGCCAGCCCTTGGGACCGTCATCCGATCCAAGCTGGTATTCGTAAGGGACTTTCAGTAGTTTCTGGTTGGGTGGGACGACAGGTTTAGCTCCTGCGTGTTGCTCCATAAGCTGGATTAGCTTGCCTGGATAATTGGGATCTGTTGCGTATTTTTCTTTGTACAACCACTTGGCAGCTTCCTCGCGGGTGGCGGCGTTGTTGCATCCTTTGTAGTTCTTGTAGTCCTTGTACCAGTGGTCTACGAGGTAGATTACGCAGGAGAGTAGGTCAGGGAAATCAATGAAGCTATCGGTGATTGTGACCCACTGACCGTTAATAAACTCTTGTGTTTTCTTGTCGCTGCCTTCACCTTTAAGGCCGAAAAAATTGTTTCTGCCAGATACTAATTTGCCGTAATTCGATTCCAGTGCCCACTGGGCGGCTACAAGTTCTGGAAATTTTGCGCCGGCGACGCGGGCGGCTTCCAAGATGCCTTCCCAGCTGTTGGGAAACTGAGTTTGTTTGCCGGCAACGCTCCAAGTTTTGAACCAGCCCTGGTCGCGGCCCAAGATATGCGGGTTGGCCTTGTTGATCGCTTGTTCCAGCTCGGTGACGGCCGCCATCTGGTGGGGCAGTCCCTTGTAGAAGCGGAATAGATCGCTAAGACGGATCTTGTTGGTTGCCATCGGACCAGGGGGCTTGGATGCTCATGGCGCCACCCAGAAGGCGGCTGTCGCCGGTTTGGAGCTGTTCATCAATTTCGTGGTGAACGATCACAGGAGGTGGATCGGTCGGTTGTGTTGCGTGCCAGTCCGCTTCAGCCTTGTCGAGCTTGCCGGGGAGTAGTAGCTCAAACCACCACTCCCGTACAGCTTGCTCCCAAGTTTTGCCTAGAGCTTTTTTCCTTTGATGGCGCGGAGGGCGTGGAAGACCAGCTGGATGATGCTGTTGTCCTTCAGCGGGGACAAAGCGATCAGCTCGGAAGCTGCCGCTACGCAAATCCAGAAGGCTGGATGCTGGATGAAGTCCATGGGAAATAGGAACCCTGCAGGAAGTTTAGCTGTACTAGAGAAGAGTTCCGGCGCACGTAATAGTCTCTGCCGCTACATTCCAGGTAGCTACTGCTTGGTATGGACCATCGTATTGAAGATGGCGAATACTTAAACAAGAAGGAAGCAAAAGCAAGATTTAGGCAATCAATCCTTAACCACTGGAATAACTCGTGCGCTTATTGCGGGGTAGACCTGGGGCGGTCTGCCACCTTGGATCATGTACACCCGAAATTTCGTGGTGGCCATACGCACCAGCAGAATTTGGTGGCCTGCTGTTTTGCGTGCAATATCTCGAAGTCGGCTGAGGATTGGCTGGAGTGGTACAGGGACCAGCCGTTTTGGGAGCCGCATCGGGAGGACGCGATTATTGCCTGGATTACTGAGGGGCTTGTTGCTTAGGGTCCCAGCCCATGCCTTCGAGGTACATCATTGCGATGTAGTGGTCTTCGGCGTAGCGGCAGATGCTGCCCTTGCAGGCGCGGTAGTACAGCTCGCCGCGTTCGTTCTCAAGCTGGTCGAGGCTGTAGCCGTTGCCGTAGTCAGTGGAGTGGACGACGCTCATTAGTTTCTCGCTTCCAGTTTTGTTACACGTTGCTCGACTGTATTTAAGCGCGTGAAGGTTTCTTTCCGGTCTTCTTTTATGTCTGTGTGGAGTACTTCAAGTTGCGTGGCGATGTGCTCCACGGCACTGGTGAGGCGGATTACTGCGTCGCGTGCTTCATCACTACGTCTGCTAAAGCCCATTGCGCCCATTGCCGCCACGGAAATTGATGCGCCAGCGATGGCGGCTACAACTTCAATCATGGCGACAATAGCTACCTAAATAGGCTAGCGCCCTTGGCCGACAAGTTTTTTCTTGCCGCGACGGCGTGGGCGGCTGTGTTGGCCAAAACCTTGACGGGTAGTTTTGGGGCGACCAGATTGATGTTCCAGTCGCCCAGTGCCGGTCTTTGCCTTAACTGCCACGCTGAAATGTAGACAACTAAACCGACCTTACCAATCTATCGCCATCAGTTCTCACCGGGCTTAGGTGGCCACTGCACGTTCCAGGGGAAGCCTTCTTGTTGCGGCACCATGCGGAGCGTTTCGCGGTAGAGCTGCCAAGCGCCTTTGCCGTCAGGATCAAGCGGGCTATCAGCAAGCTGAGTCCAGTCACATTCAGCTAGACGGCGGTTGCGATCTTCGCGGACAACTTTGCCCTGCTCGGCATCTTTGGCGAAACAGTACGCCTCGTACTGCTCAGCGGCGGTATGCACCACGCCTTCGTCGTCGGTGTAGTCCTGGAAAACAGGACCGGCGATGTAGTGCGTGAACCACTGCCCGTTCACCTCCACCACGCCATCACGCTGGCTGTACTGGTAGGGCGGCACGGTGGTGGCTTGGGGGCCTTCCAGCACGGGGTCATAGCCGAAATCGCTGATGATCTCAGCGGTCAGCTGCGGCGGGAAACTGGTGTTTGGATTGGAGCGGCGAAACTCGTCTTCAGTGACGACGGCGCCGGTGGTGCGGTTGCGGAGTTCCATGATTAAACGGTAGCGGGGGTTTTATGGCGGCAACTGTCTCCATGCCACCGAGCATAGTTACCGTAGTTCGATTCTTTGCCGCAATGTTCACAGACTTTTCTGGTTGTATTCTTTTCTTTCATTAAACGAGAATGAAGAAGTCTATTCTTGAGCATTTTAGAAGGATTATCTACTCCATATTTGTCCAAATAGCTTTTACGGACTTTTGCTAGCAATTCAGGCGACTGAGTGGTGTACTCAACTCCATATCGCAAAAGCATTGAATCTTTTCTTTTTTGTTCAAAATCTGATGCTTCAAATCGGCTAGGAGCGTTAAAGCGTTCCATGCACGTGTCGGCAGCTTTGTCTTTAATTTCTTGCAGTTGTTTGGGGTTATCAACTTGATACTTTTCGTTGTAGATGCTCTTCAGCAAATCAGGATGTACAGCCCCTGAGATGCTTTGGTTATACCACTTAGCGGACTTGTGCGCTTTTACCTTACTTAAGAATCTTTTCTCATAAGCAATTGCTTCTTCTTTTGTGGGGAAAACTTTTATGCGATCTATAACAAAAGACTGCGGATTTGTAGCTAGCAAACGCTTTACAATTTTAGAAGAAGTAAAATAAGTGGTCAGCAGGTCGCATGGTTTACACCCTCGTGCAAATTTAACTCCGGCATACAAATTGCCAGTGCTGACTTCTCGGAGAACATAGAAATAAGGTGTAGTTTTCATTTACGCCACTGAAAGATAAATATAAGAACCGCCGTTTGCGTTTATTTCCGCTGGTGCTGTGCTGCTGATTTGAAAACCTGAAGACAATGGATCTATGTAATCGGTGTTTGTGACTTCAGCTGCTGTGCTATTCAAAAGCAAGTACGGGTCGTTACCCGAGACGATACCTCTAGCAGTATCCCATACATACCAGCTTCCCGTGCTGTCGGTGCGTTTGATCA